CGCAGATAGCCGAGAGCATAAAGCGGTTCGGCTTCAACGACCCCGTGGGTGTGTGGCACGACGCCGGGGGCCGCCCCGTGATCGTGGAGGGCCACGGGCGCGTGATGGCCGCGAGGGAGCTGGGCATCGCCTCCGTGCCGTGCGTGGCGCTCGACCACCTCGACGACGAGGGGCGCAGGGCCTACGCGCTGGCGCACAACAACCTCACCATGAACAGCGGCTGGGACGAGGACGTGCTGGCGAGCGAGCTGGCCGACCTCGAGGACATGGACATGGGCGACTTCGGCTTCGAGGACATGGCGCCCGACGCGCCAGTCGAGGCCGTGGAGGTCGACGTGCCAGAGGACGCCGAGCCGAGGTGCCAGCGCGGCGACGTGTGGCGGCTCGGCAGGCACCGCCTCATGTGCGGGGACAGCTCCGACCCCGACGAGGTCCACATTCTGGTCGCGGGGGGGGGTGCCCCTATGATGGTCTTCACCGACCCTCCCTACGGAGTCGCCATAGGTGACAAGAACAAGGCGCTCGACACGTTTTCGAAGGCGGGGAGAATCACCGAGAACATCCTCGGCGACACGCTGTCGACCGACGAGCTGTACGACCTTCTGGTGCGGTGCTTCACCAACCTGCGCGAGGTGTGCGACGAGTCGTGCAGCTACTACGTGAGCAGCCCGCAGGGCGGCGAGCTGGGCCTGATGATGATGATGATGATGGACGCTGGCCTTCCCGTGCGCCACAACCTCATCTGGAAGAAGAACGCCCCGACCTTCAGCATGGGGCGGCTCGACTACGACTACAAGCACGAGCCCATCTTCTACACGTGGACGAAGCGGCACGTGTTCCACGGAGGGCCAGACAACACCGTCCTCGAGTTCGACAAGCCCATGTCCTCGCGCCTGCACCCGACGATGAAGCCCGTGGCGCTGGTCGCCCACCTCATGGAGAACAGCTCCAAGGAGGGCGACGTGGTCATGGACATATTCGGCGGCAGCGGCACGACGCTCATAGCCGCCGAGCAGCTGGGGCGCACGTGCTACATGATGGAGCTTGACCCGCACTACTGCGACGTGATCATCGAGAGGTGGGAGCAGATGACGGGCGGCACGGCCGAGAAGGTCGCATGAACGACGAGAACCTGCTGAGGCCAACACTCGACCAAACGGCGAGCGAACGGCGAGAAAGCGCCAGCAGGGCGGGCATCGCGTCCGGCAGGGCGAGGCGCCGCAAGCGCGACATGGCGCAGCTGGCGTCGAAGATGCTCGACACGGGCCTCACGGGCAAGGACGCGGCGAAGATGGCCGCCATGTTCCCCGACCTGGGCGAGGACGCGACGTACGCCTCGAGCGTGGTCGCGGGGCAGATATCCGCGGCGCGCGGGGGCAACGTCCGCGCGGCGCAGTTTCTGACCGACCTGCAGGACAGGGAGCGGGGCAGGGACGCGCTGGCGAACGACTACCGCATGAGCGCCCTCGACATGACCGTCGACTTCCTGCCCGTCTACCGCCGCATCTGGGCGGTGTACGAGGGCAGGGACCGCGAGCTGCGCGAGGTCGTCGCCAAGGGCGGCAGGGGCGGCGCGAAGTCGAGCCAGTTCGCGGAGCTGGCGTACGAGGTCATACGGCGCATCCCGCAGGCCAACGTGGTGTACACCCGCCGCTACCAGTCCGACCTGCGCCCGACGGTGTTCAAGGCGTTCTGCCGCGTGATAGAGCGGCACGGCGACGCCCGCAGCTGGGAGGTCACGACTCGCCCGATGGAGTGCGTGTACCGCCCGACGGGCCAGCGCGTGTACTTCTACGGCGCCGACAACCCGCTGGGCACCAAAAGCTTCACGCCCGACGTCGGCTACGTCGCGCTCCTCATCCACGAGGAGGCCGACGAGATGCAGGGCATGGGCGAGCTGGAGGACGCGGAGCTGACCTATCTCCGCGCCAACGGCGTCGACCACGCCCCGGCGCTCGACGTCAAGATATTCAACCCGCCAGCCTCCCGCGCAAACTTCATGAACCGCCACGCCGCCGAGATGGCGACCGACCCGAGCTGCCTCGTCGCGGACTTCTCGTACCGCAACTGCCCGCCCGAGTGGCTGGGCGAGCGGTTCCTCGAGCGCGCCGCGTGGCTCCACGAGCACCGCCCCGAGCGCGCCCGAAACCTGCTCGACGGCGAGGTCACGGGCGACGGCGGCGAGCTGTTCGACAACGTCTGCGAGCGGACGATATCCGACGCGGAGGTCGGGGCGTACGAGTCCCGCGGCCTCGTGTGGCAGGGACTCGACTTCGGCTACGAGCACCCCATGGCGTTCGTGCGCGTGGCGTACGACCCCGACGCCGACGAGGTGGTCGCCCTGTTCGAGAAGGTCGAGCGCCGCTGCAAGCTGGGGCAGTTCGTGCGCCCGCTCGACGAGGCGGGATATCGGCGCGACGAGGTCATATGCGACAGCGCCGAGCCTGACCGCGTCGACCAGCTCCTCGACTGGGGCTGGGACGCCGTGCGCGCCGTCAAGCGCTGGAGGGGCGGCGGCAGGGCCTACGGCTGGGACTGGCTGCGCCAGCGCGCCCGCATCACGGTAGACCCCGCACGCACGCCCGAGCTGGCCCGCGAGCTGCGCGAGCTGGAGTTCGAGCGCGTGCGCGGCGGCTACTCCTCGCGCTACCCCACCGACGGCGAGGACGCCGTCATGGCCACGATCTACGCGCTGAACCGCGTCATCCGCGACGCCGCGGAGTATGACGCCTACGGCATCTACGACGACGACTCGGAGGTATGACAATGGCCCTGATTGACTGGGTCGCCCGCGTGTTCGGGCTGACAACGTACGACAAGCCCCGCCTCGGGGGCGGCGACGCCCGCGGCGGCAAGGCAGGCGTCTCCGTCGAGACGATGGTCTGCAGCGCGCTCGCGAACCTCGCGTGCATGGGCAGCGACCTGCGCGTGGAGGGCGGCTCCTCCCGCGCCCTGCTGCTCGACTCGGCGGCGGAGGATTTCAGCCGCCGCCACCTCGTCAAGGCCATGACGCTCGGCCTCGAGGTGGGCGACTGCCTGATAGTCCCGACGTGGCACGGCCACGGCTTCGACTGCAGCGTGATACCCGCCAGCGAGTTCGCCATCCTCGGCCACGTGGGCGAGGAGCTGACCGACGTCGCGTACGTGGTCGACAGGCGCAGGAGCGCCAGCAGGCACCTGCTGCTGGTGCAGCGCGAGTGGCTGGAGGCGTACGAGGCCGTGGACGGCAGCGTCGCCCAGCGCGCCGTCATGGAGATGTTCGTCATGGACGAGGACAGGCGCAGGCGCCTGCCGCTGTCCGAGGTCGAGGAGTGGGCGGCATACCCCGAGGAGTGGGCCATCGAGAACGTGCGCGGCCTGCCCGTCGCGCGCTACCGCTCCATCGCCGTCGACCCGCTGGCCCCGAACAGCACGTACGGCGTGCCCGTGTGCCACGGCGCGCGCGGCCCCATCGCGGAGATTCACTACCTCCTCGAGCAGCAGCACGCCGAGTTCGAGCTGTCCGAGAAGAGCGTCATCGCCGACAAGCGCATGTTCGTCCGCCGCGGCTCGCAGCGCCCCGACGGGACGCAGGACGTGCAGTTGCAGCTCCCGCACGGCAAGGAGCGCGTGTTCACGAAGGTCAACGGCTCCCCCGGCTCCGTCGAGGGCGGCAGCGGCATGCTCGCCGAGTGGGCGCCAACCATCCAGTTCGACCCGTACCAGGCGGCGCTGGAGCAGCAGAAGCAGCTCGTGGAGCTGGCCGTCGGCGTGAACGGCGGCATCATCTCCAAGCAGGACGACCTCAACTACATGAACGTCGACAACGTGAGGAAAAGCACGATCAAGACGCAGGCGTTCATCGAGCAGGCGAGGCGCGAGGCCGAGTGCATGATGCGCCAGCTGCTCTACGCGTGGGACGTCCTCGCAAACGTGGCTGGCCTGCCGACGGGCGAGTGGTCGTTCAGCTTCGCGTGGTCCGACGACTACATCAACACGTTCGCCGACCAGCGCGACGCCATCGCCAGCGGCGTCGCCATCGGCGCGATGGACGCCCTCGACTACCGCCTGTTCGTCCTCGGCGAGTCCCCCGAGGTCGCCCGCGCGAGGGTCGCGGAAATCGCGTCTGCGGGCGCTCTGAGCGCGTATGGCGTCCAGTAAGGCGCGCCCCGACACCGAGGACGCGTGGGAGGCCGCGGCGGCGCCCTACGACGTCACGAGCGCCTCCATGCTCGGCACGGTGGCGACGCAGCTCGGCTCCGACCTGAAGCGGGTGACCGAGGGCCACGCGCCCGTCATGGTCTCGGCCGTCGGGCTGGGGGCGCTGCAGCGCGCGTGGTCGCGCCTCCCCGAGACGTGGGCGGGGCTGTCCGCAGGCACGGTCGACGCCCTCGTCGTGACGATGGACGCCCTCGCGGCGCCAGACTTCGCCCGGGCGGGCGTCGACGCGGTGACGGTCGCCGAGTCTCCCTACATGAGCGCCGCCGCCGACACGGGCCGCGACGCCATGGCGACCGCCCTCTCCGAGACGACCGCGTGGGGCAACGTCCGCCTGCGCCGCGCCGACGGGCGGGTCGTCCACATCTCCCAGTGGTACCGCGAGCAGGTCGGTGACGCCGCCCGCATGGTCGCGGAGGACGGCGCGACGGTGCACGAGGTGACGCAGGCCATCACGGACAGGCTCGTCGGGGAGCGCAACGGGCTGCGGATAGTGCGCACCATCTCCGACGGGCGCGACCGCAGCTACGACATCACGGGCGCCGTGCGGCAGGACGTGTGGGACAACCGCGCCCGGGTGATGGGCGAGATTCGCGGCGAGCAGGGGCGCATATGCGGCATGGACGCCGTGGAGGTCACCGCACACTCGACCTGCGCGCCCGACCACATCGACGCGCAGGGCAAAATCTACACGCTGGCCGAGTTCGACAGGCTCCAGAACACCCTCCCGCGACCCATCGGGATGTGGAATTGCAGGCACCTCACATGGCCGTGCTGGAGCGATTCCACGCCCTCCAGAACGCCCGCGGAGCTCCGCGAGATGAGCGAGATGAGCGAGAGAGTCGTGAGTTTTCGCGACGAAAACGGGCGCGAGAGGGCGATGAGCGCCTACGAATTCACCCAATGGCAGCGCTCAATGGAGCGTCGCGTGCGCGACTCCAAGGTGCGCGGGATGGTGTACGAGGCCGCTGGGGACACCGCTGGGGCGCGCGAGACGGCCATAGTCACGCGCCAGCTTCGCCGCGAATACAACCGCGCGAGCGCGTCCGTAGGCATCCGAACCATGCCCGACCGCATGCTCGTGGGAACGCTCGCATAGTGCGCTAGCTGCGCATTGTTGAAAACCATCAAAACTTATCAACACTAATCGCATGCCAATCGCATGATGCGTTCGCATGATGCGACTTCCAAAAATCGCATGATGCGTGTGCCGCGAATCGCATATGCGGCGTCGCATATGCAAGGAGAAGAGAAGAGATAGAGAAGAG